TGCCAGGAAGATCGCCATGGGAAGGCCTGGTGCGAACAAGCTGATCAATCGCGGCCGTGCCTTGCGCGACTATGAGCGCTCGAGGGGGTTTGGAGCACCGTGACCTTCACCTACAACGGCGATCCGGCCGCCTCCGACCTGGAGGAGGTCCGGTTCCTCGTCGGCGACACGGACCCCACTCGTCCTCTGCTGAGCGATGAGGAGGTCCAGTTCGTCATCGACAAGTGGGCTCCCCTGTACGGCTCGAACACCCTGAACGCGGCGGTGTGCTGCGAGATCATCTCGGGCCATTTCGCCCGTGAGGTCTCGGTGTCAGCTGACGGGGTGAGCGTGGCGGTCAGCGAGTTGCAGCAGAAGTTCGACTCCTTGGCGTCGAGCCTGCGGGACCAGTTCAAACAGGAGTCCCAGATGGCGAACCCGTTCTTCTCGGGGGCGATGTTCGACCTGACGTGGGATGAGACGATCAAGCCGCTGAAGTTCGGGCTGGGCTTCATGGACAACTACCGGGCGGGCCGCCAGGACTATGGCGACTACGACCCGGGCGAGGACTCGGCGTACGGCTACCCGGACATCTTCCAGGGGTACTGATGGCCGAGCAGGACTACGTCGTATCCAAGGGCCTGCGGCTGTTCCGGTCGGCTGCCCAGCGCAAGGCGGATGAGGCGGCTGCGCGACTGGCCATTGATCGCATGATCTGGCCTAAGGAGGCTGCTGCCGCGGACAAGATGCTGGCCCGTCGCACCAAGGCGAAGGCTAGGTTGGCGGCATGACATCGTCTGCTCTGGCGATCGAGTTCGCCCGGCGCTATGCCGAGGCGAACATGACGGCGTCGGTGACGATCACGCGCTACCTGGACCCGGAGCTGAACGACGTCACAGGTCGCCTGATCCCTCATCGGGAGACCGGCGTGTACAAGGGCAAGGCCCGCGTCTACGTCCTGGTGGGCCCGATCCTGCTGGGTATCGGTGATGAGTCGCAGGAGTTCCAGAACTCGTACGTGTCCATCCCGATCAGCGTGTGGCTTCCGAACGAGCTGGACGTGCTCACGGAGTACGAGACGGACGTACGGGTGGATGACGTGGTGCACGTGGACTCCCACCCTGATCCTGGCCTGGTGGGCCGCTCGTTCCGCATCACGGACGTGGAGTCCGGTGGTCAGCTGCCCGCGGTGCGCCGCTGCCACGTGATGGGCGTGGAGGACACGAGCCACTTCATCGATACTGGCGCCCCGGTGATCCCGGAGGCATGGCAGTGACCCCGGTGGAGATGCACGAGATGCTGCTGCGGATGCAGGCGCAGGCGGCGCAGGTCCCTGCTGCGGTCCAGCGCCAGGCGTCGACGATGGCCAGGCAGCTGAACGGCTCGAGGAACGTGCGGGCCGCGGTCAAGGCCACGGAGACGGGGGCGACGCTGCGGGTGGCCTCCACCAATGCCCGGCTGTCCACGGCAGCGGTTGCGCAGCGTGTTGGCCCTACGCTGGTCAAGAACGTCGACCGAGCGATCAGGAGCGTGATCCGTGCTTGACACCGGTGCTCTCACCGATCACCTGATCGCCTCGATGGCCGAGCTGAGCTGGCTGGAGGTGGGCGACGGGATCGCCCCGGTGGATGGCGGCTGGGCCAAGGGGCAGCCGAACGTGGACCAGTTCGTCCCGTACGTGGTGGTGGCCTTCACGGGGGCCCGTCCTCGGGCGGTGTCCACGGAGCTGCTGATGAGCAAGCAGGAGGAGACGTGGCTGGCCTCGTTCCAACTGCGCTATCACGGTGCCTCGCGGTCCCAGGTGGACTGGACGGGCATGGAGTGCCGGGAGAAGGTCGCCGGCCTGCTGAAGACCCGCGTGAGTGAGCAGCCTGACCATGAGATCACGTGGATCGAGTGGCAGTCGCTTGGCGGGGTGCAGCGCAATGACGTGGTGGATCCGCCGATCTGGGCGGCCACTGACGGCTTCACATTCCACGTCGTGAAGCGAGGTACGTAGGGCCACCCGGCCCTAGACTGTCGATGACGGAACCGCGCGCGCGGTCTAACCAAGGAGGGGCCACATGGCTCGCATCATCCCCAATGAGCAGACTTGGATTGGGTTCACGACCGTGCGCCCCGCCAACCTGGATGCTCCCACCGAGGCAGAGATCGCTGCGGCGACCGTCCTGACCTCGTTCGTTGTCTCGCTGAACCCCTCAGCGCAGGGCAACACGGTCCCGACTCCCAACCTGGACTCGCTGTTCGAGACCAGCACGGCGGGCACCAACCAGGCGTCGTTCACCGGTGACTTCTACCGTGATGACGAGACCGACACCGCCTGGGACGAGCTGGCTCGCGGCACTCGCGGCTTCATGTTCGTGTCCCGCTTCGGCGGCTCGGGCACCAACCAGATCCCGCTGGCCGGCGACACCCTCGAGGTGTGGCCGATCTGGGTTGTCTCCCGCACCCCAGCTGCCCTGGCGTCGAACACGGTCCAGACCTTCACGGTGACGGCCTCAGTGCCGGAGGAGCCGTCGGAGTCCGCGCTGGTCGCAGCCAGCACGGGTGTCCCGTCGGCCCCGCGCAACCTGACCGTCAACGCGACCGCGGCTACCACGGCTGTCGCCGACTTCGACGCCCCGGCGTTCGTCGGCGCTGGCCTGACCAGCCCGTTCTACGCGGTCTACAAGAGCGCCACTGCGAACGGCTCGTACACGCTGTGCACGGCCACGATCACCGGCACCACTGCCGCGATCACGGGCCTGACCACGGCCACCACGAGCTACTTCAAGGTGCTCGCCCACAACGCTGCTGGCGACGGCGCCCTGTCCGACGCGTTCGGTCCGGTCACCCAGCCGTAGTAGATGATGACGTTCGAGGAGCTACCGCTGTTTGAAGGGGAAGCAGCAGCGGTAGCTCCTCGACGTTCCACCCCTCGAAGGAGACCAGAAGTGAGTGCACCGAGCCCTAAGAAGGACACGCGCCGCAAGGCGACTCTTGCGGATCTGCAGTCCAAGCCGAAGCGCACGAAGGACGTCGTCCTGAAGGTGCCGGACGCTGATGGCGAGATCATCGAGCTGGTGATGACGCTGAAGGCGATCGGGTCGAAGGACTATGACGACCTGGTGGCCAAGCATCCGCCGACGCGGGAGCAGAAGACTGATGGGGCGAACTACAACCCGGACTCGTTCGGGCCTGCCCTGATCAGCGCCTGCTCCTTCGAGCCGCATCTGACCCCGAACGAGGCCAGGGAGATCTGGGACTCCGAGGACTGGTCTCGTGGGGAGATCATGGAGCTCTTCGTCGCTGCGGTGGAGGTGTGCAGCAAGGGGCTCGACGTCCCTTTCACCGCGCCCGCCTGAGGTATGACGCTGCGTTCTACCTCGAAGTCTCGTGGTGCTCAGATCACGGCCTTCCGCACTCTGCGCTCCTAGGATGGGAGGCGGAGGATCGGGCGAAGCTCGTGGCCTACCTGCTGGAGTCTGGCGCTAAGTGCCAGCAGTGCGGGACCGCGGACTGGGAGTGGGAGGAGGACCGGTATGCGTACGAGCCGGTCACGCTCCAGTGCCATGGGTGCTACCTCAAGGCTGTCGCACATGACGATGCTTCGGATGTTCCGGGTACTCGAGTCGCACTGGTCCCGAAGGCGGTAGCGGCGGCCATGCGTGATGCACCGAAGAGCATGAGGGGGCGCATGTGAGCGTTCCTGTCGACTTCCAGCTGAATGCCGACGTCGGCCCCTATGTCCAGTCGATGGGGCAGGCGGTCGCTGTCTCCAGCCAGTACGCGGACGTGGCCACGGGCATGGCCGGCAAGGTGGGCAATCTCGCCAACGCGATGGTGGGCCTGACCAACCGGATGACGGGCTACAACAAGATCAACTCCGTCGCCTTGGACACGGCCGGGTCGTACCAGAAGGCCTTGGCGGGCATCGAGTCCACTGCGGTGGTGACGGGCAAGTCGTTCGATCAGCTGGGGGCCTCGACCCGCAAGCTGGCTCGTGACTTCCCCATCGGCATCGGCGGGGCTGTCGAGGTCGTGGAGTCACTGCAGTCGGTGGGTGTGAAGACCGAGCGGCAGATGGCCCAGTTGGGCAAGTCGTTCGTGCAGCTGGGTGCGGTGACGGGCACGAACGCGGCCTCCATCGGTCGGGAGATGACCCTGCTGGGCAAGTCGATGGGCAATGGCACGTCCCAGTTCGGCGCCCTGTCGGATTCCTTGGTGACGGTGACCAAGCAGCTGGGCGCGTCGGCTCCGGCGACGATCGCGTTCTCCAAGGCGATGGCCCCGATCGCGGCGAGCGTGGGCATGTCCCAGACCGCGGTGATGGGTATGAGCGCAGCGATGAGCTCCCTCGGTGAGGACTCGTACCGGGCGGCGAACGTGTTCGGCAAGGTCATGCTGGACATGCAGAAGTCGATCCGCGATGGCGGCCCGGAGCTGAAG